TACAACCATATGATCCTGCCGAAACACCAGTATTGGTAATAGAGATAACATCACCCGAACTGTCGAATGTGATACCTGTACCACCCGCAATTGCATCACCTAAATCTGAGTCAAAATTAGTCTTCGTGTAAACATCTTCGACATCAAATGAGAATGTACCAGTACTTGAATTATACGACAGGTCACCACTGGCAGAGAACAATCCCCGTACAGTAGAAGTTGATGTCGCATCGAATCCAGTGATACCACCGACAGAAGTAATGTTCGCACTATCGAATGTTGCTTGACTCGCAGTCAACTGAGTGGTTGCTAGATTGGTGATTGTCGCACTATCGTTCGCACTCGACATATCCAATAGTTTGTGCCATGAACCCGCATGAGCAAAGTAACCTTTGCCCGTTCCATGTACATGGGCAAACATACCATGATAGTTAGACGCATCTGGTAGGTCACCTTCTGTACTATAGACATTACCAAATAGAATCTTACCAGTGGTTTCTAGGGTCTCTCCATTGAGTGTCCAGTAATCGTTCGACTCGTTCCACAAGAAAGACTTATTGGCAGAATCCCCACGTTCAATCTCAATACCACTATTTTCAGTTGGTGTGCCAGTGGCATTGGAGTTAAGGACAATTGTATTGTCTGCGAGATTAATCGTTTCGGTATTGACTACTGTCTCGGTACCTGTTACCGTAAGATTACCATCAAGAACAGTGTTACCCGATACTCGTAGAGTACCAATCTGTGCACTATCGAAAGATGCTTGACTTCCTATTAAAGTATCATTCTTTAGAGTTGTAGTGGCAAGGTTCGTGATAGTCGCACTATCAACAGTCGCACCATTGACGATAGTCAGACCTTGATGGAAAGTTTCGGCAACATCAGTTTGTGCCAGATCAGAATCATTAAAGGTGAATGTACCACTTTCACTATCAAACGATAATACCGCAAGATTGTTTGATGTTAATCCAATACCAAGACTTAATTTGTTGCTTGATGGATCAATTACAATTAAATTACCACCACTATCTTTTATCGACAAGGTTCCGAGATTAATCGTACTTCCACTTAGATAAAGGTCTCTCCACTTATTACTCGAATTACCGAGATCATATACCGAGTCTGAGTCTGGTGACAGACTACCCGTGATAGAAGTATTGGTTAATCCCCATGTGTATTTGTTCTCAGCACTATCCCAATCCAAGTCGATATTACCATCTGTTACTAGATTGGCAACTTCATATTTACCTGACGAGGCATTGTATGCTAGAATTGATCCGTTGGATTCAGTCAGAGAAACATCAACACCACCCAAGTTACTGATAGCAAAGTTACCTGCGGTAACTCGTCTTATAGGTGTTCCGACTACAACTTTTTTAACGTAAATCTTTTCAGACATTTATGATTTCCCTTTATTTCGTAACAGACGGTGAAACTTCAATTTGTCCTTCAAGGACTCGTTGAATTATAGTATTAGAATCACTATCCACATATGAGACTTCTACATCATAAATGTAACGTCCACGAGATTTTAACGTATCGGTTTGAGTGTTGAGTAGTGAGAGATTGACTAGTCCGTCTGTAGGTGGTGTTACAACAACAGAGTTGAATGACAGTGACGATGGGTCATTAGCACTATCTTCATATCTGCGTTTCATCATAGCAGATACTGCGTAATTCGTTAAATTTTTCTTACTACCATCGGCATTGATAAGTTCAATTTCAATAGCAACATCAGTACCCTGCTGTATGATGATGTCTTCGTAGTTTGCCATGTGTGAAATCCAAATATTCTAATAAGGTTGTTTCCTTTATTTATAAGGATTTTAAACTTAACTTTTAGTAATCAGACATTATTTCTTCTATGATCTCGTCTTGGAGGTTCAGTGCCATATCACTACGATCAAAAATATATGAAACCGTAATCCGATAGCAATCTGTCTCTGCGGCATGATAGACCCTGTTGTACCAAGGTTCTCCATAGGCACCAAAGTATCCTGCCTTACACTGCCATCCCGGAACATCTTGAACAGTAACCATCTTACCAGTATGACCATCAATATATTTGAAGCATCCATCACCTGTTTCTGACCAAGTGAAGATTAGATTGTACGCAGAGGCATTGGCATTGTTATGCCAAGAGATATATCCATTGGGAGGATACATCTGAGTTAACGCATTATTTCGTGTACATAGAAGTTGACAAAGTTTTTCATTGTATTTACTATATCTTTCGATGAAAGTAGAGGCATTTCCTCTATCTAAACTTTTTCTTCCCTCCATACCTAAATGAAGCATTCTGTCTGCCTTTAACGCATAAGAATGACATTCTTCGGGATAACCATCGTGCTTATCATCAAGAGCAACTATCATATCACGATATTTGTCCCCAACATAATGTGCCCGATCTTCTGCTTTTCCATGTAGTCTTAGGGATTTGCTAACAATATCCTTGTTTTCATAATACCATAGAAAGTTATTTAACGCACCCAATATCTCTTCATTTTTGATTGGAATATTCTTCATACTATGGGCACATCTTTTTGTAAGCAACCAGAGTAATGTCTTAGTATTGGTGGTTTGCCACTTTTAGATTGCATGTTATTATAACCATATTGTGTAAAGTAATTCCATCGGATATCATCTTCAAAGATGCCGATCTTCAAGTCTTTATATTTTTCTACCTTATTAACTAACCACCATAGAGTGGTTTGGTCAAAGATTCTGAGGTCTTTATCCCACTGTGCCTTATCAAATCCTTCGGGTTGCCAAGTATTGTCTAGTTGTTGTCGATACAGTTTATCCCAGTCCAACATGAACTCTTGTACCAAGGGGTTTTCGTTTCGATAGAGACAAACTCCACCACACAGACGATATTTTTCTATTCCGTTCTTGTACCGAAATTCTCGAATAGCATAGTATGCCTCTCGTTCTTTGGTTAATTCGTGGAAGACAAGATCGTAGTCTTTCATCTCATCCCATACAGTGGCAATATCTTCGTGTTCGCATTCCATATCAGCATCAACATACATCGTAATGTCATATGGAGACATTGTCATTCCTGTCAATTTTGCACGATAGTGTCCATCACAGAACAGTAAATCATCTGCGATCTCTTCTCGACCATCAAGGAATCTTTCTTCGGTAATAAAACAAATCTTTGCTTCTGGATAGAAGTCTTTGATAGATTCTATTAGATTGATTGCATAAGTGTAGAAGTTAATATTTTTTGATGCTACAACTACAAAACCTTTAGTTTGTGCTTTCATTCTCAATTGCTTCCTGTACTAATAATATAGCATAAAGATTTACTTCGGGGATAGACTTTGATCGTCTCAATTTCGATTTGAGGGCACGATTCTTAGACTCTTTGATCTCAGGGATTTCAAAGGTTTCTAGTTTGTACTCAAAGAGTTTCTCTAGTTTCTTTGCCCTTTCGTGCTCAAGTTTCTTTTGTTTATCTAAGTCTGCTTCTGCTTGTTTCTTTTCTAGTCGTTTTTCACTAGACTGATCAATCTTATCTTCACCCAGAAACTCAATGACTTCTTTGAATATTTCGTTCTCGGTTCCGTCTTCATTAAGTCTTTCTAGTTTATGAACTTGTCGAGTGGTCTTATTACCATCGACAGACTCACTAATAGCATTCAGTATTTGTTTTTTGGGTGTTTCCCAGAAAGCATTATCAAACCATGTTCTTGTCATTCCAAATCTCCTAATTCATTCAGTTGTATATATGTTTAATTTATGATGTTCTCTGGTAGAGGGTATATGTCTCAATGGATGTTGATCCAGTATCAATTGTGGTTCCCACATAGTTTCCTACATAGTTCCCCAAGAAGTTTCTTGCGAAGTCGGTGGTATAGGTGCTACTGCGATCAACAGTCCTTGTACCAAGACTATTACGAGTAGAATCTATAGTAGAAGTTCTCTGATAGTTTGCGGAGTAGTTAGAGGAACGAGTTCTATTGTATGCCTGTGCATAGTTAGATGATCGAGTTCTATTGTATGCCGCAGAAAAATTAGAGACACGAGTTCTTTGGTAGGTGGCACTAAAGTTTCTAGCATACTCACCAACAAAATCACCAGTAAATACATTGGTGCTATCTCTCGTACTATTTCTTGTATAGTCAGCAGAGTAATTCCTAGCATAGTTACCAGTGTAATTACCTAAAAAGTTACCAGTATATGTTGTTATACGAGTTCTTTGATAGTTGGCACTAAAGTTTCTAGCATAGTTACCAGTATAGTTACCTACGAAATCACCTACATAATCTGTCACACGAGTTCGACTATATGCCGTTGCACGAGTTCGTTGATAAGTCTCGTAATAGTCACCAAGGAAGTTACCAGTATAGTTACCCGCATAATACACTGTACGACTATAGTTACCAGTATAATATACTGTGGTATTATAGTTACCAGTAAAGTTGCCAGTGTAGTTTGTTGCACGATACCTTGCGAAGTTACCCGCAAAGTTACCTGCGAAGTTACCTACAAAGTTACCAGTATAATAACCGGTGCCAATCTTAATTGATCGAGTACTTGTACGAGTACTGGTTCTGCTACTTGTACGAGTACTGGTTCTTCCATAGTTACCAGTAAAGTTGCCAGTGTAGTTTGTTGCACGATATCGGACATAATTTAGGGTTGCCGCACGACCACGAGTATATGCCAAGGTTGCCGCACGATTACGAGTAGATGCAGTTGCACGAGTTCTTTGATATGTACCAGTATAATCCCCAAGGAAGTTACCAGTGTAATCACCCACGAAGTTGCCAGTATATGTGGTTGCACGAGTTCGTGTGTAGTCAGCAGAGAAGTTTCTCGCATAGTTACCAGTGTAATCACCTACGAAATCACCCACATAATCTGTCACACGAGTTCTTGTATAGTCAGCAGAGAAGTTTCTTGCGTAGTTACCAGTATAGTTACCAGTGAAATCACCAGTAAAGTTGCCTGTGTAATCTGTTATACGAGTTCTTGAGTAGTTTCTGGCATAGTCACCAACATAGTCACCCAAGAAACCCCTAGCATAGTTACCAGTGTAATTACCTAAAAAATTCCTAGCATAGTCACCAATATAGTCACCTGCGAAATTCCTAGCATAGTCACCAGTGTAATCTCCAAGGAAACTGCGGAGGAAGTTACCCACAAATGTCCCTTCAAAAGATGCGGTGAAGTTCCTTGTGAAGTTGCCAGTGTAATTACTTGAACGAGTCCTTGTGTAGTCAGCAGAGTAGTCAGCAGTTGTTGTAGCAAAACGAGAGTCTGATGCAGTACCACGAGCAGTCCAAGTACCAGTATCAGTTGGAGCACCCTGTGCCGAACTCCGCATCTGGTATGTTCCGATAACACCACTTCCGTTCATCATTCGAGTCTGGACTCGTGTGCCAAAGGTATAAGCAATCTCTGGATCAGACATCTCTTGGACACCTTGGAAGGTGCCAGTCAGTCCACTTGCTCTCTTGATGGCAACAGGTCTCACCGCAGTCGGGGCAGACATTGTATTCTTTACATAGAGATTATATACGGTTCCAGTGGTACCTGTCTGTAGTCTATCAGCAAATACACCTGATTTGTAGGTACCATATCCACTAGGGGCAGATGTGGCAAGTTTGAATACACCGGGATATTCAGATGTCGCAATACGAGACATGAGTCTGTCAGACAGAGTATCCATCTCAGAGGAATCTAATTCGTGTAGTTCTGGTGTTCCACCGTTGTCTGCGAACTCAATGGGGTATCGGAATGCGGCAGAGTCTCCCGCAAAGTCTGCGACACCTTCTCTCTGATACAGAGATGTGGTTTCTTGAATGATCGGAACATTACCACCAGTGAATCCGTGAGTACCCGAACCGTCATCAAACCTACTATCTGTATGAGTACCGATTAAAGTATTGCCTGTTGGGGATGTGGTTATTGCCCCGACATCACTCGAATCCAAGGTAGCAAGATGTAACCCTGCTTGATAAGCAAGGTAGTTCTCTTCGGTAGTCGTTATTTCCTTGAGGTCTCCGTTGGTACCTTCAAGTTTTAATGTCGTAGTTCCCATAGGACTATTTATACAACTCTTACATATAAGGTATAGGTTTCTATGTTCACAGGACTTGCTCCAATTGTTGTTCCAGTATAGTTCCCTGCGAATGTCCTAGCAAAGTTACCCAAATAGTTCCTCGAATAGTTACCTGTATAGTTACCTGTGAAATCCCTAGCATAATCACCAGTAAACTGAGCAGTAAAGTTTCTAGCATAGTCACCAACAAAGTTACCCGCAAAATCTCGTGCGAATGAAGATGCCCCTGTAAAATTCTCTTGAACAGTGCGTTGGAAAGCCCTCGCATAGTTACCGACAAAGTTACCAGTATAGTTTCTCGCATACGCACCTGCGAAGGTTCGACTATATGCAGTTGCACGAGTTCGTTGATAGTTTACTGCCCGATACCGCACGAAGTCTGATGAAAAATTCCTCGAATAATATTGAGGTGAACCGACATATTGAGCAGAAGAGTACTGCCAGATACCCTTACCAGTTTGATATGTCGAGAAACTTCTGCTGAATACGGTTGCTATTCTAGTGACACGAGAAAACTCACCCGTATAGTTACCAACAAAGTTTGCGATATAATCACCAGTAAAGTTACCAGTGAAATCACCAGTATAGTTACCCGTAAAGTTTCTGGCAAAGTTAGTCTGTCGATCTCTAGTAAAATCACCAACATAGGTATCTATTCGTTGACGAACATAGGTGTTGGCAGTGATTCGTTGACTGTTACGAGTAGATTCTGTGGTAAATGTATTACTAAAGTTACCAACATAACTTGCTAATCTGGTGTAATTACCTGTGAATGTGTTGGTACTATTTCTCTGATAACTGACACCTACAGTACTAGTTCGAGCAAAGTTACCAGTATAGGTACCTGCGTAAGCAGTTGCGAAGTCACCAGTGTAATAGAAAGTCTCTTGGTCAACACTCACATATAGTGTGCGAGAAAACTGGGTCAAGTAATCTTGACCCAGATAGTTTCCAGTGAAATTGTTTGTGTACTCACCTAAATATGATAAAGTATTACCATAGTTACCAGTAAAATCACCAGTATACTCACCAAGATATGTAAGTGTCGATCCTCTTGTACGACTAAAAGTTGCTCCAGTAGTAGTTGTAAAGTTACCAATATAATCACCGACAAAGGCAGGAGAGTAATTACTCGTGCGAGTTTTTGTATAGGTGGCAGAGTAGGTACTACTGCGAGAAGTTGTCGAACTTCTTAAATATGTAGAGGCACGAGTCCTTGTGTAGTCAGCAGTAAATGCTGAACTCCTTGTTCTCGAATAGGTTGATGAACGAGACCTTGTGTAGTCGGCAATTGTTAAATCTTGTCGAGTATCTGTGGCAGTTCCCTTTGCTTGCCAAGTTCCCGCAAATCCTGCGTTAGTCGGGGTTCCTGTTGCGGAACTTAATAACTTGTACGAACCAACCGAGTTGGCAGTGGCAGATATTCGATTTCTTATATTCAAACCAAGAGTGTACTTAATCTGAGCATCGGTCATTGCCTGTAGACCCTGATAAGTACCTGTTCTACCACTAGACCTCTTGATCGCAAATGGTCGCACCGTTGTGGGTGCGGTCATGGTATTTCTTTTGTAGATATTATATGTCAATGAATGACCATCTGACCTAGTGTCAGTCATTACATTGGCAAGGTTTACCGAATAGTCACTACTTGGTGCGGAGGTTGCCAGTTTGTATGTTCCGGGATAGTCGGAGGTGTATATTCTAGAAGCAACACGATCAAGCAGAGGATTTAGTTTGGTGTCATTCATCTCATCGATAATTGATTGACCACCACTATCTCGCATAGAAATGGGTACACGATAATCAGTATTACTAACCCCAATCGTACCAGTCTTTTGTCGGACTATAGTATCAGTTTGGGTCAGTGTCAATAGATTACTATGAGTTCCTATCGCAGAATCATATGATGTGTCAGTGAAAGTTCCGACCGTTCGGTTGCTACCTGTTAAGTTTATACCTAACTGATTTACAGACGAACTATCAAGTGCCGCAAAACCAAGGCCTACCTGATATGCGAGGTAGTTCTCTTCGGTTGTTGACATCTGTTGCAGTTCTGTTGGTGCATCACTGTCTTTTAACTTTAATGGAACACTACTCATTGTGTTACAATACTCCGATTAATTTAGTTGAGTTCCATTCTCGTCATATATCAGTGGAATGTCCGCCCTTAATGCGTTCAATGCATTTACAAAATTTGTTCTTTCCGATCCCGTAAATCCTGTGGCATCCAAGTCACTTAGTAAACCCAATGCTTGGTTTGAGGCAATACCATTGGCATCAAGTGTAGCAATATCTGCCGTGTTTGAATTGATCGCATCTACGAGGGTTGTTCTATTAGTTATTGTGGCAGTAAGTGAAGTTAAATTACCTACCGCACTATCTAGTAGTCTAATAGATTGACCTATGCGGTCTGCCCTGAGATTTCCTGAACCATTTGAGTCTGGAATTGCACCCATTTCAATGTGTAATTCGTTTATCGCACCACGGAGAGTGGTTGCCGATGTAGCAAGAGTTGCGGCACCGATCTCAGCATCATGCTCGTTGATCGCATCAGCAACAGTTGTCGCAGTAGTGGTCAATGCCTGTGTGGGTTCAACAAAGGTATTGAGTGTATCAATCTCTACTTCTAGTTCTTTAATTGCGGTTGATACAGTTGATGCGGTTGTACCCATTGCTAACGCAGTGATCGTACCTAACTCGGCATCGTGTTCATTTATTGCCGCAGTCAAATTCTTTGTAGCAGTGGTCAGATCAGTATGTGGTCTTGCACCGATATCACTATCAAGTTCACCAACTGCCGATACTAAATCATTAGCAGTAGTCGAAAGATCAGTTGCAACTAGATTGTTTGATGTTCCTCGGATACCTACTTCAAGTTCGTTGATACCTGATACGATGTCATTCGCATTGGTGGTCAAGTCTGCCTTTGCGTTACCACCACCCGCACCATGAAGGTCACTATCAAGTTCATGTAGTGCAGATACGATGTTATTGGCAGTAAAGTCAGCAAGATCAGTTGCTACTAGATTGTTAGAGGTACCACGAATTCCTAATTCAAGTTCGTTAATAGAACCAACTAAATCGGAATCTTCGTTTGTGTTTAAACCATTAGTGCCCCCTGTCGAACCAACATCATATGAGATATGATTCAGATTGGATACCAGTGTAGTAAAGGTATCCTGTATGTCGGTGACGGTCACTTGTGAAGTTCTTGATGCCATTATAGTTTCTCTACTAATTTATTGAGGAGTGCTTTGAGTTCGACAACATCTTGTTTTAACTCTTGGAACTCTTTATCTTTATTTTGTCGTGCGAGTTTTAATGCTTTTGCTTTTTTTATCTCATCTTTATTTATATTAATAATGGCACCCGAATTTGGACATCTTGCCAAATCCGAGTTACCTTCCACACCGATGAAATTGCTCATTAGGTTGCCATTGCAATTGCTCGGAAGTCTCGTATGAACGGAACTTGCGATGTGTTAATCCCCTTGAATACCAACTTAAATTGATATTCGGTGAATTCATCTAGTGTTCCACTGTCACCACCAATCAGATAACGATACTCTCGGAAGTTTATCGCATCTGGTGCCTGAGTTGATTCTGGTGCAATCAGTGTCCAGTTTTTACCAAGAATGTCTTCACCATCGTTACCAGTTCTGAAATATAATTCCAGTTCACTACCTGCGGGTCTTAGTGCCGCAAGGATAACTTTCATACCAGTAGCAGGTTCATCCAAACTTGCAACAACAGACATATGTTTAGCAAGTGAAGAACCACCAAACGCATTGGTCTCCGCAGAGTATGTCAATGGAACATTGAATCCAGTTGCCGCAGTGTTATTCTGGTTATCAATCTGATTCGACTCAGTTGTCAAAGACGCACCCTGTGTGTCAATTATAGGACTTACCGATGGTCGAGATGTTCCCATATTAACTTTAATTGATACTGACCTCTCGTTGGCACCGAGGTTACTCAACTCGTTTGATGGGTTTGCGATCAATCGTGGAGCAGAGAAATAATTCTCGTCTCCGATAGTAATATCACTACTGTAGTTGTCCTCTCTCTGATACTTGGTTTCAAGTCCTGCGAATGATTTACCAGTGATAAACTTACTGCTATAAACCAGTGTAGTATCATCTGGAACCATTGTAGTAAAGTTTGGTGAACAAATATCGAATTGAAGTTGTTTATCAATCAGGATGTTCTCACCACCAAATCTACCAGACGATGTCGCAGAAGAGTCGGCATTAAACTGAATACCAAATCCATCTGCATTTGTGATCGTTCTCGCACCAAGGATAGATGTACCTTTTACACCATTATAAGTTGTAGCACTATCCAGTCCTTCAACCTTTACTGTATCACCAATCGAAAATCCATGATTAGGAACAAGCATTACTACTGCATCACTGTCTGCTCCCACATCTGCACTCATGTATATGGGGTTGTTGTCCAGTAGTTCTTTATCGACATCACGGTTCTCAAATACCGCAGTACCAGATGCCTCAAAGTTAGCAGTGAAGATTTTGAACGCAAGGTCTTTTGTCTGATCTGGTTCCCAAGTCGTACCATTCTGAGACTTAAACAGTGATCCCATAGATGGTTGACGAGAGATTCTCTTCTCGGTAGAACCCAACTCAAACGCATAGGTCTCTGCGACATAGGCATTGTAGTTAGTAGATTCAGCAAGAAGTACAATCGCATACTCTGTTTCGGGATTCAAGAAGATGGGTTCTTCAAACTCGAAAGTAGTCGGTGATGCCTCTACCGCTGCTTGTGTCTGTGAAGCAGGAGGATGGACTTGGTTTGGAGCATTGAACACAACAGATTGTCCGTGAATCTCAGTCGAACTTGGGTGACCATTAACCATTGGTCGAATCTGTAACTGAACCGGAATAGTAGAATCCTTGGTACTAAAATAAGTCTGAACCTTAGTTACAAAGATACCATTAGGATTAGTCACAAAGAATGATTGTGCCAATGGGTCTTTTACTTTAACTTTTAGAGTTTGAGTCCACCTACGAGTTCTGACCTGAGTGATACGAGTAGAAGTAATAGTCTTCTGTTTAGTATCCAGAGTACCCTGTGCGGTATAATTGAATGTCGCACTTGAAAGTGCCGCATCATCGTCATTCTTACTAATGTCAAGTAATTTAAACTCACGAGTTCCTGCTCGGAAACGAGTTGTCTCATTAGAAGGAATGAAGAAAGAACCCTCGATCTTACCACCTCCGTCACTGATAAGGTTTGCTGAACCTTCGGGGTGAGAAGTTGACTTTCTCATGCTATTAGCATATTGTGCGTCTGTAGCAATGTCACCGTATCGTTTGAACGAATCTTCATTACGGCAGAATTCATCAACACTCTTATTATCAAAGAATGCGAAGAACCTAGTACTAGGTCGTAGACCCTCGGCACGGAAGAATACTTTTCGTGAACGAATGAATGGTAGGAAGGTCAATGACACAGTTCTTTCACCAACTACCTTACGAATAGTCTTTGTGCCAGTAACAACTCGTTGTGAGAAAGAACCAATGACATTGAAGTCTTGGTTGTTACGACCACCGTTGTCATTACCAACATTAACAGTTCTAGAACCTTCTTGAACGACACCTCTCCAGTTCCATGCGGGAGTTCCTCTCCAACCACTACCAACATTTGATTGGGTGCTTCCAAAACCAGTGATGGGAACATATGTGTTGCCACCACCCCAGAGGAATGCCCTTTTCTGTGACATAGTCATCTCTTGGAAACCATTACTAATGTTACCCAGATTGACTTCTGTATTATCTACTGCCGTTTTGTTGATTATATTGGCAGGAGTATACTCGGTTTGGAACCAGTTGTCGGTTGCGGGTGACATAGTAATGTTACCTTCACCAGTGATAACTGCGAATGGGTTTACATTCTCTGTACCAGATACAAGTGGTTGTGTGATAGTAGGAGATTCTGTATACTTCAAGTAAACAGTATCACCTTTCAAAATAGTGTTAGTTGACTTGGAAGAATCGTATGCAAGAATCACATCATCTTCTAGTGTAGGTACTGATAACAGTCCTCGTGATGGATCAATTGCGGCACGATATTCAATGTTATCTGCATCACAGAATGTTCTGTTTGCAAAGTTATCTACAAAGAAACCAGACTTAGTTCTTAGATTACCATTCTCATCCAATACCATCAGATTAGCAGTATCAACTTCAAGCAAACTTAGTGAGGTTGCTTCTTCAACCTTGTCGATTCGATCTTCCAGTTTGGAAATGTCTTTCATCGTGAATCGTTTTGCTTTGAATGGAGTAAGAACCACATCCGAGTCATTCAGACCATAGGCATTGTGCTCAATGGTGAATAGTGCCATCGTGTCAATCGGAGTTTCGGGAATCTGAGAAGTAAATCCTGCTTCACCTAGAATTTCCTTAACTTCACCTTGAGTGGTCACGACAATCTTATCTGTACGAGGTAGATAGTATTCAACATCTGCTTGAACCGTATCACCATTAGTGGGAAGTTCGGTTGCAGAGGTAGCAACAAAGGCATTACTAGAATTCACACCATTACGGAAATCAATAACATCTCTTAGGTTTACACTAGTTCTCACTCCAGTTTTGAAATTAGGAATGTCCTCGTAATCAACCTGACCATTATAAGAGGTCACAGAGAAGAAGTCACCTGTACCATGAACGAAATGTTTGAATGACACATAGACATTTCCAGTCGGTGCCGTTGCACCAGTCTCAAGTACCATACGACCCAGACCATAGAATCCTGCTCGTTGACCATCGTCTAAGGTGAATAGGTGAGAAATGTCAGCACCACTAGAACTTCCTAGTTTTACTGCCGAAACCTCATAGATGTCTGTGACACCCAGATTGACAAATCTAACACCATCAGAACCAGTGGTCACTGTGGTTGTTACGGTCGCATCAGTAAGGTTTTTCAGACGAACTGTTGGGTTACCTTTACTTACTTTGGCATAAACAGTGTGTGCTTCGTTTGCCAATCCTGTAATGGTTGCGGTTTCATTACCACCAGACAATGTGATAGTTGGAGATATAACATCACCATCCGCATCTACAACAATCCACTGCGATTCGTTAGAGAATGCTTCTCCAAAAGTTGTCAAGGTAAACTGTAGTTGAGTTCCACTGGCAGTACCAGTTAAGATTCGTTGAACCTCGTAAGAAATATCTGTAAGTACTTTGGGTCGAGGATTAGGTAATCCAAAGACCATGTTAGTTTTGCGAACTTCTTTCAGTACTGCCTGACTACCCTCAAGAACAGGAATACCACGATTGGTTGCGTTGGTACCAATAGATCGGATGCTTCTTATATTCTGTCCTGAGTTCATATTAATGTCGAACAGGTAAACTCGGTAGTTTGAACCATCTTCTTCGACATAACGAACTCGTGCAGTACCAATCACACTACCAGATGGATTGGTTGCGTGTGTAGATAGGTTTATTGTAGCATAGGTTCGAGTGTCAAGTAATCCCTTGAAAGTTGCTCCTGCAACAATAAAGTATTGACCATAGGAAATACCAGTAAATTGATTATTAACTGTCTCGGTTGCACGAGATTTGGGAAGTATTAGTGGTACGGGAGTATTCACATCACCACGGTAACCATTCACATACGCAACACCATTTGATACAGTCGCAGTGATATTATCTGCGGAATCGGAAAAGTCTATTGTAAATGGATCGACAATATAGTCACCAGACTCTTCTTTAGTTCTTGTAGCAAGTTCCTCGGCAATCTTATTATAATCATCGGTGCCCTCTACGGCATCAACGATATCACCATCCAGAACATCGGCAAAGTACACAAAGTTTTCATCATCAGCAACATCTGCTTTGTTGACGAGAGTAAGTTTAATACGATAACGATCCGCACCGGGACTGGCAAGGTTTGGAGTTGATCCTTGGTTATCAAATAACGCAGAATCATCCGCAGATGTTACGATATCTTCTGTTACTTTAAAACCAACAGTCGCAGTTGGGAATCTACTATATTTGGAAAGGATAATTGACTGAGCAGTTGCAAATACGAAATGTCCACGAGTAAAGAAGTCACCTTCGGAACTAGAGAATTTACAACCACGACCGACAGGGAGGTCAGTACCAACAGTCGCTGCAACTCTTAACTGCTTAGAACCGTTAGTCATCGTTTCATCTGGGAAGAAACGAATACCATTTACATTTGAGTCAGCATTTTGAGTGTTTACATACTGAACAAACAATGTAGCAGGGTCAGCACCCTCGGCAGGAATAACTTCCAGTACTCTTGCTTGAACTAAGGAAGTATTACCAGTGAAGGTTGTTCCTACTATTTCAGTTGAATCAGCAGGAAGTCCATCGAGTTCACCCGCAACATTTAACTTGACAAACTCAGTATCGTTGTGTATAGTTGGCCCACCGGGATTGACAGCACCACCTTCCTTGAAAATGTTTCTACCAAATCTTCCTATTTCCTCTTGGATAATAGTTTGTAATTGGGTAAGTTCCCTTGCTTGTAGAGCACGACCACTATTAAAGAGGATTCTGTGATAGTTATCACTGTCTACAAAATCATCCTTGTAAGAGGAGGAGAATACATTGGATGTAAATGTTTTTGGCATCTTCTATACTACCTTAAATTTGAATTACGAGTTTAATGTCTTCGGTCTGGTCACTTGCTCGTGCCACCTTTGAACGATTATCAATATATAGTACTTCTCCAGACATGATGTCAATTTCGGGAGTAGTGATGTGATTTGATGCCGCAGTTGTACCACTTCCTGCGGTAGAGGTAACATTTTCCCCTGCGGTAAAGTCAGCAAATCCAGTTTCTTCGGTTTGATGATAATGCAATTCGTTTGTTCCTATCTTATCAACATATGCCTTGGCACCCGATATGTTACCAGTGATAAGTTCATCTGTGACGAATCCACTGGTTATAGAAGCAAAGTTTAGTTTCTTCAAACAAATACCTGTGGTCTCTGTGAATAGTGCAGTGCTTGCAGAGTCCAATGGGTTCCTCAATATACCAACCTGACGGAAGTCATTACCAACAATGAAGTCTGTTGATTCGTCACCAGTAGGTTTGGTGTTCATCATAATTGCCGTAGCACGGAGATCATCCCTTGAATCACCACCTAGTCCTAATGGTGAACCTAATATGGCACGAACCTTGGCAGGTTTTGTTGGTGTACCACCACCTGTTATTGATACTGTGGCATAGTCATAACCAGAACCTAGAGTGTACAAACCAGAACTATCAATCAGAGTTACCTTGGATACCTGACCACCAGAGATCGTTGCCCCTGCCTTTGCCTTTGTGCCATTACCCGAAACTGTGATTGTTGGAGCAGAACTATATCCTGCACCACCTGAGTCAACGAAATAACCGATAACCTGTCCCGGAATTGCGGCAGTCTGAATTGCAAGTTGTTCTACTTCAGATGCGGTTGATGAACCATCTGTGGGGCCCTGTAGTTTAACTGGAATATAGTTCGCAGACATAAATTTGGTAGCAGCTGCCGCACCGATGGAGTACAAGAACTGCCAGATGTAACCATCCGTAGTATCGAAAGGAATACCATCTGTACCACCTGTAGGTTGATCAGTAGACACCTGTGCCTGTCCTGCGTTGTTCTCTGCTCGTTGAAGACACAGATAAACTTGGTTTTCGTCATTCATCACATAGTATGTCTGAGCAGGATACCCGACCTGTGCGTCATCATACGCAGAATAGATCGCACCAGATGACCAGTTGTAACGAGGAACAACAAAAGAGACATCAATTAATTTTTTCGCAGACTGTATACCGAGACGGAAGTTTCTTTCCTCTCGTTCACTATTGACTGCGTCAGGTGCGTCATCTGTCGCATTCCACTGCTCAGAACGACCAATTACCGCATAGTAGTGAGTACCCGAAGAATCCATATCGGTCTTCAAGTCTTGAATTACTTGCTTTTTAATTGGATTTGTTAAAATTGCCATTATGTTGTTCCTATTATTCTATTCTACTGTTTAAATTTAGTATGTGACTACACCGTTGTTGGACACCAAGAACCACTTACTTGCGGTAGTGTTCCATACTAAGATACAACCATCTCCCTGATCGAACTGTAAGTAACCACCCACAGAATCAGTGCCTTGAATATTTACACCAGTATTCTGTAGTTTTACTGTTCCTGCTCCGATATTAGAGAAGTATTGTACTTCACCCTGTATAGTTCCGTCTGCAATGGTAGGACTAATTCCACTACCTGAGTTAAAAATTGTTAGAGGTTCGGTCAGATCAACCGCAGTGGTTGATGCAACATCGGTTCCTTTCTCAAGAACCAGTTTGTTTTTAATCTCAATAGCACCCGTACCCTTTGCGGAAAGTTCAAGAGATATATTAGTATCTGAACCCTCTACATTGATAATAGGTGAATTACCTGCCGAGGCATTCTTAATCGTAATATTGTTAACCGCACTGGCAGTTGTAAGAAATCGAAGGTGTTCATTACTACCACTATCCAATAATACCGCACCACCAGAAACACCACCGATCTTTACTTTATTCAGTGTCGGTGCTTCTAATGTCTTATTGGTCAATGTCTGAGTATGATTCTCAAATACAAAGGTATCACCTGCACCCAATGCAGGAAGTGCAATGTTACGATTCGCAGTGATGTCACCTACTGTTACATTATAGGTATGACTCGCATTGGCATCTCGAATCTTTGGAGTTGTCATTGTGGGAACAAGAATGGTCTTGTTGGTCAATGTCTGAGTATCAGTATCTAGAACGAGTGTACCACTCGCATCAGGTATTACGACTGCACGGTCTGCGGTGGGTTCGGCACTTAGAACAGTCTCGTGATCATCTGGTGCTTGACCTTCAAACTCAACTCCTGCGGCAGTTAATCTTACTGTCGCAGTCGCATCATCACCACCAATGGCAGTGTATAGTTCTCCGAAGTTTTCATTTATCTTCTGTGCGGCAGTTCGTAGGGTATCACCTGTACCATCATTTGCTACTGTGCCTCTATTTAATGTCTGTCGTGCCATTTCATATTCCTGTTGTTCTTACTATTTATAAGAG